CTCATATTCTTGACGAGGAAAATATTGAGTATGATAAAAAAGTTGTAGCAGAACTTATCAAAAACTATTTTCCAGATACAAGGCAACTTCTTAATACTCTTCAACGATACTCTGTGAGTGGAAAAATCGACTCTGGTATTCTTGCAACTTTTTCGGATGTAGCAGTCAATGAACTGGTTAAAAACCTTAAAGAGAAAAATTTTCCCGAAGTACGTAAATGGGTTGTCAATAACCTGGACAATGATACTACTGTCCTACTGCGTCGTATTTACGATGCTTGTTATGTTTCCTTGGTTCCGAATAGTATTCCTGCTGCTGTGCTTGTCCTTGCTAAGTATCAGTATCAAATGGCATTTGTGGCGGACCAGGAAATAAACTTGCTTGCTTGTTTGACTGAAATAATGGTAGAATGTCAGTTTAGTTGAGGTAGATTAAAATGATTGATGTAAAACTGCTACGAATTGTGACTGGTGAAGAAGTTATCGCAGAACTTCTATCTGAAACAGAAGAAACTATCACAGTCCAAAATGGTCTTGTAGTTCTTCCAACTAATAATGGTGTTGGATTTGCTCCATGGGCAACCGTGATTAGTAAAGAAGACCCAGAGATTACGATTTCCAAAACTCATGTCGTATATGTCGCAGAGGTTCAGGAAGATGTCTGTAAGAAGTATAATGAAATGTTTGGTAGTAAGTTGATTACTCCAAACTCTAAAAAACTGGTCCTGTGACTTAAATGAGAATTGGAGTCATGTGTTCTGGAAACGGAACTAACTTTGAGAACATCGTTGAGAATTGTCCAGACCATGAAGTTGTAGTTATGATCTACAATATTAAAGGATGTGGTGCTCAAGAAAGGGCTCAACGATTGGGTATTCCTAACTGTCGTATTAAGAGTATTGATGAACAAAAAATCATTGATAAACTTAATAGGCACAAAGTTGATTTAGTAGTTCTTGCAGGTTGGATGAGGATTGTTACACCGGGATTGATTAATGCCTTTCCGAATAAGATAATTAATATTCATCCATCATTACTTCCAAAGTATAAAGGTCTTAATGCCGTTAAGCAGGCATTAGACAGTGGGGATAAAATCACTGGATGCACAGTTCATTATGTGACTGAAGAGTTAGATTCTGGGGGATGTATTGATTCTTCTTCTGTTCCTATTTGTGTAGGAGATACAGAAGAGACTTTACATCATAGAGTTCAGAGAGCAGAACATCGTTTACTTCCTATGGTAATCAATAATTTACAAGATATGGTATGAAAAAATTTAAAGCACTAGTATTCATTCGTCTACGATCACAGGTTGATGACTCTCCTGGTAATGCCGTGAGAGATGCCTGTAAGCGATTGTCTGAGTTGAATATCAAGAAACTTAGACTTGGTAAGGTGATTGATATTTGGTTGGAAGCAGAGAGCAGAGAGTATGCTGAGAAGGAACTTGAAATGCTATCAGATAGATTCTTTGCTAATACAGTTATGGAGGACTGGGATTATGAATTGATTGAGATTGACACTTTCCCTAAAGGTATTGAATAATGCCACATGAATTCGACCCATGCGAAGCACCCACCGAAGGTAAACTTGATAAGTGGGGATTTACAATCAAACCCACAATCAGTGATACTGAGTGTATTATAATTTGTTTAAGAAATGCACCTTGTGGTATTGATAAAAAACAATCAGAACGTTTAGCAAAGGAGTTTGAGAATGGAAGGATTTAATGAACCAGGATCAAATAAGAGTTGGATGGATGATGGATTTAAAAGGTATATAACACAATATCAACTAGATAATGTAGTTTCACTTTTAAATGGTAAGTTAGAGTATGCCTCTACTTACGATAACAATGGTAAAATCACTAAAAAAATTATTATTACTTACGATGAAACAAACGAAAAAGTGTCAGGTTAAGTCCAAGTTCTACTATATCTTTTGGGGAACTGCTACAGCATCAGTTTTATTGGGGCAATTATATGTCGGAACTGGATATCGAACAATGGCAGAAAGCACACTGAGTTTTCAAAATTACCTTACAAAACTTTTAGATACTGCTAATACCTTCTGATGGGACTACTAAAAATTGATAAAAGCAAAATGGTGGAGGAGAAAGTTAAAACTACTCCCCAGAATGTAAATGAAGCAAATGAAGCACTTTTTCGTGCTACAATGAATTTACCTACTGCCGCAAAACATTGTGGTATGACCCAGAAAGAAATGAAATTGACCTTCTGGGAATATTTGAAATATCATCCTCGTGATTATGATTACTCCTAAACTATCTAAAGAAAAAGCAATATGGGCAGCAGATCAATTTATAGAATACTATTCTAAATTTAATCGTATTGATGATTACCTTAGGTTTGTAAAGGAAAGTAGAATTAGTAAATCATCTTCTAAGTTATTTGGTCCTGAAGATGATATCTTTTCAGATTTTCATATTCATCCAAATGATATGAATTTTAGTATTCATGTTGTGGATACTAGTTCAAAACCTACTACTAGATATAATCAAGAATTGTATTCTGAAATACTTCATGATACTGCTTCAAATCCAATTGAAGAAGCAATTCCAGGAAGAACACTAAAATGGATTGTGGTTGAAAATACAACTAATAAAGTTGTTGGTGTTATTAGATTTGGATCTCCCACTATAAATTCAAAACCAAGGAATAATTACTTTAAGGAAGTTATCCCTTTATCTAAAATTAATCAAGAATTTGTTATGGGATTTAATATTGTTCCAGTCCAACCATTTGGGTTTAACTATTTGGGAGGTAAATTACTTGCTCTTCTTGCATCATCTAATGAACTTAAAAGGCAGTTTGATAAAAAGTATGATACTGATTTGAAGTATTTTGAAACAACTTCTTTGTATGGAACTACAAAAGGAGTTTCAATGTATGATGGTCTTAAACCTTTTCTTAGACATGTTGGAGATACTGAAAGTAATTTTCTTCCATTATTTCATGATGAGTATTTTAGAAAAATGTTTTGGTGGTTTAATGATAATGCAAATAATGGTGAGCGTTTAATATCTGCAGATAAGTCTTCAAAGAAATTGAAGATTCAGACCAAGATGATTTCGATTATTAGAAATTCTCTTAAAGAACATCCTAAATTAGATGCGTTTAATCTTTGTATTGATAATGCAAAAAAATTGACAGAAAAGAAACGTTTTTATATTTCTAAGTTTGGTTATGAACCTGAAGATGTTATTGAATGGTGGAAAAGGAAAGCATCTAAACGTTATGAAAAATTAAAAAATGAAGGAAAGTTAAGAACTGAATTAGAACTCTGGAAATTTGACTCGCAAATTGAAATTATTAGATAATGGAACTAAAAGACTGGCTTAATTCCATCAATCAAACCAAGAAGCATTTGATTGATGAAGACCCTTCACTCGAAAAAGAATATCCTCCTTATATTATCAATCGTTGTTTCTCTGGACATCTCGATACTTTGATGTTTACGAATGAAATGAATAAGTATAATTTCCTCCCTAAGAAGTTACAATATGATTTCTTTATAAATATTGTGAGGAAAAAGAAGAGATTTTCTCCCTGGCTCCGACAAGATAAGATCAAAGATCTAGATTATGTCAAAAGTTATTATGGTTATAGTAATGAGAAGGCAAAACAGGCTTTGAAAATTCTAACAAAAGAACAACTTAATTTTATTAAATCAAAATTTGATACTGGAGGAAAAGGATGAGTGTTGTTAGAGAAGCTGAAGTGAAGTGGTCACAAGACCAAATGGTGGAAGTGGTTCTAGGGGAACCAGATGACTTTCTAAAGGTTCGTGAAACTTTAACTCGTATCGGAGTCGCATCAAGAAAGGAGAAAAAATTATATCAATCTTGCCATATTCTTCATAAGAAAGGTAGATATTATCTTGTAAGTTTTAAGGAACTATTTGCCCTTGATGGTAAACATGCAAATCTGACATTGAATGATGTTCAGAGACGTAATCGTATTGCACAACTACTTGCCGACTGGGGTCTGATTAGTATTGTGGATGCCGATAAAATTCAGGACATTGCACCACTCAATCAAATTAAGGTTCTTGCATTTAGAGATAAGCAAGATTGGATCCTTGAGACCAAATACAATATTGGTTCTAAGAAGAAAAGAACAGAGGAAACCGAATAAGATTTTGAGAGGGCTTGACGCCCCCCTTTTTTTATGCTTTAATATATAAATAGATTTGTCTACTACATCAGTTGAGTAGTGGATACCTGCGATGAAAGTCAAAGGTGGGATAGGTTCCCGTAACAACTAACCAGTCGATAAGACAGTTAACGATCACTAAGAGGTAATAACCATGGCGAGAGAAATGCGCCCTAATGATGCTTATGCTAAATTTGCATCAAACTTTGAGGAGTCTATTGGTAGTGCAATTTTTTTAGAACCTAAAGTAAAAGTCTACCAACTTCAGACGAGTGGTGGTAAATCCCACTATCAAGATATGGAAATGCCTCTGAATCTTAAGAAGGTATTTCCAGATATGAAATATATTATTCGATTGTCCCCAACAAAAGAAGTTGCATTAGATGGGACTTTCGAAAATGTTGATCAGTTATCTAATGATACCTCAACAAATTTTAGTTTTATAACTGATCCCCCAAGCACAAGTATTCTTGATGCTTTTGGGAAAATGCCAAATACAGTTCTTTGTATTTCATGTACTCATACATATTTTACTGTAAATTTTGAAAGAATATTAAAATATGCTCCTTATTCTGTATTAGTAATCGAAGAAGCTCATCAGTTTATTGGAGCTGCTGACCCTGGAAGAGGGTCTTATGTTATAAATTTTGGATATTCTTCTGAATATACTGCTGAAACTTGGCAGAGAATAGCCAAATGGAGAGATGTAAATCCTAGAGTTATAGGTTTTACAGCAACTCCAACTGAACATCATAAAGGACATTTATCACTTAGTGATCAATTTAGAATTTGTAGTGAACTTGCAGATAAAAAAGTCATCCTCTCTTCTCAGGCATGGATAAACAAAGCACACCCATATTCTTTTACAAAATATCAGGGTCAGTCATCTGTTGAACCTGCTATTCATCAAAGTATTGATCTCTTGTTTGAAAGGGAGCAAAAATTAATTAATTTAAAATATTTTACAGTAGAAAGAGAAGAGCAACTTTCTAGTAACTATCATAGGTCAGATAAAGATGCAAATATTAATACAAAGTTAACTGCTTTTTATGTGTGTGGGGATCAAAGAGGTGTATGGGGATGTTCTATTGATGAGGTAAGAAAAACAATATCTGAGTATTTAATAGTAGATTGTGACTTTGACCCTTCATCAAAAATGATTGCTACTATGGTGGAAGATAGTAGTGGTGGAAATACTATTTGGACTCTTGACGGACATGCTGCTGAAAAAGTGGATAATAAAAAATTAATGAATATGTTGCACGATGAGTGCAATCCTCTTAGATTTTTATTAGTAATTAACAGAGGTCGTTCTGGAATTAATGTTCATAATTTAACTGCTGGAGTTATTTGTAGGATTAGAGATCCTAAAGAAGTTAAAACTCAGATTCCTATTCAAATTTTTGGAAGGATGGTTCGTCTTAATCCAGGAACTGGTAATATAATTCGAAAAAAATATATGAATAATCTTGATAATTATTTAAAGTATTATCCAGGAGATTATAATGTTGATGTTGAAACAGTTGTTGAGGTTATCAAGATAGCAAATGTCTTTGATATTTGGCATCCAACTAATGGAAAGGCAAAGAGGACTTGGGAAGAATCTCTTATTCATTTTCAAAAGGATTATGTAAATAGTGCTAAAGATGGATATCAATATCTTCATGATTTTACTGGGATTGAAGATAATATTATTCCAATTAATTTGGAAGTAGAGGTTGAGTGTCCATGTGACGGTAGTAAATTTACGGTTAATGTGAATAAAGAGATTGAAAATTGGAAAGGTGATGGAACTTTATATAAATTTTTCAGTACAGTATAACCGAATAAAAATCTACGGGGTTCACTACCCCATTTTTTTATGTTATAATATAAATAATGGTGGATGCCTTCGGGGTCCACAAAACACAAACTCGCTTTTAAAGGAGCTAAGAATCATGGGAAACCTTGCACGGTATACTGCTGCAGACCTACCTGCGTTGATGGAACGCATAAATAGGAATAGCATAGGAATGGATGAATACTTCGATAGGTTGTTTAATCTCCACGAAACAACGAAGAATTATCCACCATTTAATCTAGTCACGGTCAGCTCAGTAGAATCAAGACTGGAACTTGCACTTGCAGGATTTAGAAAAGCAGAAGTAAATGTCTACACACAAGACGGAAAACTCTTTGTCGAAGGACAGAAAGAGGATACCGAATCAGAAACCACTTATGTCCACAGAGGAATGGCTCAACGATCTTTCACCAGATCTTGGACACTGGCAGAGGACACGGAAGTTAGATCAGTTGAATTTGAGGATGGGTTGTTAAATATTGTTCTGGGAAGAATTGTGCCCGAACATCATCAGAAGAAAGTCTGGTTCTAAATACTTTTGGGTAAACACCAAATATCGTCGCAGACGGAGGGGAAACTGGCAAAATCCAGTTGTAACCCCTCCTTTTTTATGCTATAATAAACGTAAGAAAATTAATATCAATGACTGCCTTAGAATCTCTACAGACTCGTCTAGAAAATTTTAAAGTTACTTATGAGTACAATCCCATGTTCACATATGAAGAGAATCGTGGAGCATGTCTAACTCGTTTGATAGATCAAGCGATGGGTAATTATGTTGAAGAATCTATCCCTGAGTGGGATACTGATCCAAAAGCAAAGCACTTATGTGTTGGATTTAAAATTGACTGGGAAAACTCAAAGGTTGTTGTAGAACAGAAAAAGAATCCCCAGACTGATAATGGTTCATCTCGTAAATCAAATCTTCTTAAATTGAAAGAGTCTGCAGAAGAGAAAGGTAAAACTCCTATCTATGCATACTGGGAAGATCGTCCAAAGAATGATTATATGAAGGATGGTGTCCGACACCTTCATGGTATCGCAATCTTTAAGTTTTTGGGTATTGAAAACCAGTGGGAGAACTTTCTTTCTCATATCAATGTTGTTAAACTGATAATCAAAGAAGACCTTACTAATAAATTCGATGAAAAATTTCAATCCTTTAGCAAACCTACTTTATGAAGAGATTGATTGTCGTAATGCTAAAGTAACTGACTTTGAAGTAAAACCAACAACCATTCAGCAGGTTAGAGATTTTATTGAAAGGTGGCACTACTCTTCTAATGTAAATGGATTGCGTATATCACATGTCTTTGGTCTCTTTTACAATGGAGATCTGATTGGTGCAATGATTTATGGCCCATTAGGCATGGCAAATACTTGGAAGAAATATGGTGATTCTGAAAATGACGTAGTTGAACTTAGAAGACTGTGTTGTATTGATAATACTCCAAAGTGTACTGAAAGTTATTTTATTGGAAAAACATTACGTTGGTTGAAGAAAAACTCTGAATATAAAGTTGTTGTCTCTTATGCAGATGCACACTACAATCATACTGGAATTATCTATAAAGCAACCAATTTTGAATATCATGGATTAACATCCAAAGGAAGAGTGATTGATTTTGAAGGTAAACTTTATCATGATAAATGTATTCGTACATATAACGTATTAAAAAATGAATCTATTCTTTCTGCGAAATTTGAGAATGTAGTTAGAAAACTAAAACCATTTGCTCAGAGAGTAAAAGATGCACTTGAAGATGGTCGTGCAAAATACATCAATACTCCAGGAAAACACATTTATGTCTTTAGATTGAAGAAAGTAAAGAATCTGAATAAAAAGGTAGGGGGGTAAAACCCGTCCTTTTTATGCTATAATAATCGGAGAGGTAAACTAAAAATGTCAATTAAAATTGCACTATTAAAATCAGGAGAATCAGTTATTTCTGATATCAAAGAATTAATTTCTAAAGAATCTAAAGAAAAAATTCATGGATACATGTTCAAAAATCCATATATCGTCGATATTTCTCATAATGATGAAGAAGAAGTTCTTCTTTTAGAGGGTGAAAAAAATAGCAAACCCAATAGAAAAGAGCAACAAGATGGTAAAGATGTCAGTGTAAATTTTATACCATGGATTCCTATTACATCAGACTCGGAAATTATTGTTGCACCTGATTGGGTATTTTCTATAGTAACACCAGTAAAAGAAATTGAAAACCTTTACGAGGAAATGATTAATGGACAAGATGATTAACATAATAGTACTGACGAACAACAAGATATTGATCAGTCAAGTTGAAAGAGTATCTTCTGTATTGGGAGATCCTGATGTAAAAGTAACAAAACCATTTTTGTTAAATGTTTCCGATATGACTTTATCACCATGGTTTATTGATTTGACTGATGAAGAATGGTTTGCGATTTCTTCTGATAAGATTCTTACAACTTTTGAACCAAATTCAGTCTTGCTTAAAAACTACTTGGAATTAATTAACTGATTATTTATGTCTCATCGATTTTACACTAACGTTCAAATGGTCGGTGACCACTTTCTTGTACGTGGGTATGAGAATGGACGGCACTTTGCCACAAGAGAAAAGTTTTATCCTACATTATTTGTTCCTTCCAATAAAGAAACAGAATATAAAACTCTTGAGGGAGATTATGTTGAATCAATAGATCCAGGAACTGTTCGTGATTGTAGAGAGTTCATCAAGAAATATGATGGTGTAAAAAACTTTAAGGTCTATGGTAATGACCGATACATCTGTCAGTATATTTCCGAGATGTATCCTGAAGAAGAAGTTAAATTCGACACTACAAAAATCAAAATATCTACGATTGATATTGAGGTAAAATCTGAGAATGGATTCCCTGATGTAGAGTCTGCCGCAGAAGAAGTTCTTCTTATTACTGTACAGGATTACACTACAAAACAAATTCGCACTTGGGGTCAGGGACCATTCGATAATAGGCAGGAGAATATTATCTACAAAAGTTTCAGAACAGAATATGAGTTACTTAATGACTTTATAAACTGGTGGATGATTGAGACTAATACTCCTGAAGTTGTGACTGGATGGAATAGTGAACTATATGATATGCCTTATTTGGTGAGGCGTATTGACCGTATTCTTGGTGAGAAGTTGATGAAACGACTCTCACCTTGGGGATTGGTGACTGAACGTGAGACTATTGTAATGGGTCGTAAACAGATCTCTTATGATGTTGGGGGTATTACGCAACTTGATTACCTAAATCTATATAAGAAGTTCACTTATAAGGCACAAGAGTCTTATCGGTTGGACTATATTGCAAGTGTAGAACTTGGACAAAAGAAACTTGATCACTCTGAGTTTGATACATTTAAAGATTTCTATACTAACGGGTGGCAGAAATTTGTAGAGTATAATATCATTGACGTGGAACTTGTTGACCGTATGGAAGACAAGATGAAATTGATTGAACTTGCAATCACTATGGCATATGATGCTAAGGTGAATTATAGTGATGTGTTTTATCAAGTTCGTATGTGGGATGCGATCATTTACAATTATCTCAAAAAGAAAAACATTGTAATTCCACCCAAAGAACGTTCAGACAAGGATGCAAAATATGCAGGTGCCTATGTCAAGGAACCTGTACCGGGAAAGTATGATTATGTTGTAAGTTTTGATTTAAATTCTCTTTATCCACATTTAATTATGCAATACAGCATAAGCCCTGAAACATTAATTGGAAAACATCAACTTAATAATCGTATTGCGGAATTGGAAAAAATGCTGTAGGATATCCTCTTATGAAGAGGCAGTTAAATTGACAGAAGAAACTGGTATTCCCCACGAAGTGTACCACATCATTCCAATTTCCAAAGGAGGAAAACATCACGAAAATAATTTGCAAATACTAACAGCAACTGAAAATCGTAAAAAGTATAATAAAATCCTATGAGCAATGATATGTGGAAAGATGTTCGTAAAATGACCCGTGAGGAAATTGCAGAAGAACTTGATGCACTTAAGAGAGTGAGAGAACTTTCCAATAAAGTTAATGTAGATAAACTTCTTAATCAAGATCTAGATTTGGAACCTTTGAGAAAGGTTAATCTTACTATAACAGCAAATGGAGCACTCTATCGTAGAGTAAAAGGTATGCTGCCCGAATTGATGGAGAAGATTTACAAGGATCGCACCATCTATAAGAAGAAGATGCTTATTGCAAAACAAGATTATGAAAAAACTCCGACTAAAGCATTGGAGAAAGAGATTGCACGATGTAACAACATTCAGATGGCTCGCAAGATTCAATTAAATTCTGCTTACGGAAGCGTGGGAAATCAATATTTTAGATATTTTAAAATTGAGAATGCTGAGGCAATTACTCTCTCAGGTCAGGTTTCCATTCGTTGGATTGAGAACAAGATGAATGGATTTCTAAATAAGATTTTACAAACTGAGGAAGTCGATTATGTCATCGCATCTGACACTGACTCAATCTATCTTAATATGGGACCTCTTGTTGATAAATTTCTTAGTAATAAGTCTGACGATAAAACAAAGATTGTTCAGTTACTTGATAAGATCTGCCAAGACAAGTTGGAACCATTCATCGAACAATCTTATACGGAACTTGCGGATTACGTTTCGGCATATGAACAGAAGATGATTATGAAACGTGAGAACATTGCAGAACGTGGCATTTGGACTGCAAAGAAACGTTATATTCTCAATGTATGGAATAGTGAAGGAGTTCAGTATTCTGAACCTAAACTCAAGATGATGGGTATTGAGGCAGTGAAATCATCTACACCGGCACCATGTCGTCAGATGATTAAGGACGGACTCAAGTTAATGATGAGTGGTACTGAAGAAGAAGTAATTGACTTTATTGATAATTGCCGTAAAGAATTCAAGGCACTTCCTCCGGAGCAGATTGCATTTCCCCGTTCAGTATCGGATGTTGTAAAGTATAAATCTCATTCTGACATTTATGCTAAAGGTACTCCCATTCATTGTCGTGGAGCACTACTATTCAATCATTATATTAAGGAGAAGAAACTTGATAATAAGTATTCTCTTATCAATAATGGTGAGAAAATCAAGTTCATTTATCTGAAGAAACCAAATATTATTCAGGAGAATGTCATTTCATTTATTCAAGATTTTCCACATGAACTCGGTCTTGACAAATACATAGATTATGAATTACAATTTGAAAAGAGTTTTTTAGACCCACTCAAATCTATTCTTGATGCGATTGGGTGGAGCACAGAAAAAAAAGTAAACCTTGAATCATTTTTTGTATAATGGACTTGAAAAATAACTAAAGGTGTGGTATAATGCGGCAACAACTGGTCGGGGGCGATGGGTTGTGTAAGACCGCATTTTGTGATATAATAAATACATTACCCCCGACAATAGAATTATGCCAAGAGTAAAACACGGACAGACCAACACGCCTACTTGGATAAGTTGGACTGCGATGGTTGCTAGATACAAGTGGAGACCTGAATATAATAAAAGAGGAATATATGAAGGTTGGATGGGTGACAATGGATATCTTACCTTCTTATCTGATATGGGAGAGAGACCAGATGGTGGTACAATAGAACGAATAGATAATGAACGAGGTTATTACCCAGACAATTGTAAATGGGCCACTATGAAAGAGCAGGAGAATAATAGAAGTAACAACAACAAACTAGAATATAATGGACAGACCAAGACTATCTCTCAATGGGCAGAAGAATATGGTATGGGGCACCAAACCTTACGATATAGGTTGAATAAACGAAGAATGGCTATGGAGGAGGCCTTGACTTCTCCCAAACTTTATGGTTATAATACTAGGAGATAAATTAGACTATGGACTTCTTACGCGAGATTGTAAAAGAGATTGGAGATGACTTCACAAAACTTGCAAGCGAGATTGACGAAACTGAAACATACGTTGATACTGGTTCGTTCATCTTTAATGCTCTTGTATCTGGGTCTATCCGTGGTGGTGTTTCTGGGAATAAAATCACTGCAATTGCTGGGGAAAGTTCTACTGGAAAGACTTTTTTCTCACTCGCAGTGGTCAAGAACTTCTTGGATACTAATCCCGATGCATATTGCCTTTATTTTGATACTGAGGCAGCTGTCAATAAGTCACTCTTAGAAAGCAGAGGAATTGACCTTAAGCGTCTTGCCGTGGTTAATGTAGTAACTGTTGAGGAGTTCCGTAGTAAGGCACTCAAGGCAGTGGATATGTATCAAAAATCACCTGAGGAAGACCGCAAACCCTGCATGTTTGTGCTAGACTCTTTAGGAATGCTTTCGACTGAGAAAGAGATTACTGATGCACTCAATGAAAAGCAGGTTCGTGACATGACAAAATCACAACTAATTAAGGGTGCCTTCAGAATGTTGACACTCAAGTTGGGGCAGGCTAATATTCCAATGATAGTTACCAACCACACTTATGACGTTATCGGATCTTATGTTCCTACTAAAGAGATGGGAGGTGGTAGTGGTCTTAAGTATGCTGCCAGTACCATTATTCATCTTAGCAAGAAGAAAGAAAAAGATGGAACAGAAGTCATTGGAAATCTTATCAAGGCAAAGACTGCTAAGTCACGTCTAAGTAAAGAGAACAAGGAGGTCAATATTCGTTTATTTTATGATCATCGGGGTCTTGATAAGTATTATGGTTTACTTGAGTTAGGTGAACTTGCCGGAATGTGGAAGAACGTTGCCGGTCGTTATGAGATGACTGTCAATGGTGAGACTAAA